ATCAGCACCCACATGTCGCCACTGTCCTTGTCCTCGTGATGGAAGCAGATCGCGTAGTACTTGCCCTGCGCGTTGCTTGCGCCGCCGATCTTGACGATGCGCTTGCCGTTTTCCGTGCTCACCGCGCAGCGGTCGACCAGCTTCTGCAGCGTTTCACCGTTCCAGGTGATCAGGCCGCACTTGAGGGTCGCGGTCTCGCTGGCGGTGATGACCTTGGAGACGAGGCCCAGGTCGTCCTTTTCCTCGTAGGGCTCCTCGGTGTATTCAAGAGCAGCGCCGCCCTTGATGTAGCCCAGCAGATTGCCCGCCACGCAGACCGCGTCCACGGTGAAGTTGGCGCTGTCGAACTCCGCTGCGTAGAGCTTGCCAGAGCCCAGCGTGATTTTCTTGTTATCTCCCTTTGCCATGGTTCTATCCTCCTTTAGGATTTTTCTGTGTAGTTGGTTTCATAAAGGACTTGGTACCGCAGGACGTCGTCCAGCCAGTAGCGGTCCTCTTTGGTCCAGGGCAGCCCCCTGGCGTCAAATTCCGCCTCCAGGGCGGCCTCAGCGGCGGGGTCGGGTTTTTGTTCGTACAATTCCACCCGCGCCGTGTGGTGTAAAATTCGGGGCGCTCCTGCGATGCCTGGGACACGGTCGACGATCTCCACCTCGACGTCATCGAAGTAGACCGCGTAGGTGCCCTCCGGCTCGCGGACGAAGCGGCCCTGGCTGTGATTGATTTGTGCGGCTGATAAAATTTGATTTATCATTTTGTCAGGGCCTCCTTGACTGCGTTCTCATAGGCTGGCAGCACCTCGTTCAGGGCGTTGTGCAGGAATGGATCACCATCGACCCTGCCGCCGCCTCTCTTGGCGTGACCATGCACCAGCAGATGCGTGCGCCTGTGGTGCGGGGCTTTCACGTACCACACGGCGTGCGGGTTGCGGATGCCTCGCTTCAGACCACGGAAGTCGCCAGCGATGTGCCTGCGGAAGTCTCCGCTGCGCTTCGGCGCGGTCGCTCGGGTCTTGCGGACCAGGTCGACCGTGGCCTCGCGTGTCGCCTCGATCAGGGCGTCCTCCACCTGCTCGCTGTAGAGCGTGAGCTCCTCGTTGAGGGCCTGCGCCAGTTGGTTGCCGGAGAGTTTAATCCGCCCCATACAGCTCGACCTCCTCTGCGGAAGCCTTGGAGACGGTGAGCTCCAGCTCCTGCCCGTTTCGGTACGTCTTGATGACGCGGTAGCACTGGCCTTCATAGCGCACCAAGGTCTCCCCGTTGTAGTCCAGGTAGTCGGCCAGGATGAACACCAGCTCCGGGCGGTAGTCGGTGGCGGCGGCTTGGTAGAACTCCGACCTGCTTATGCTACGCAGCCCGCAGAGCAGCTCTCTGCTCTCGCCGGCGTCGTTGTAAAGTGTCAGCAGCTCATTCATCCGCGCCCTCCTTCCAGCCGTAGCCCGCCGCCATCTTGAGGCAGTCCCGCAGCTCCTTGTAGCGTCTCAGGAACTCGGCAGCCTTGGCGGGGTCGTCGGTGTGCAGGGACTTGCACCAGAGCTTCACAGCGTTGACAATCAGCGGGTCGTCGTCCGGTGCGTGGGTGATCCCGTGGACTTTCAAGTCCAGAAGGCCTGCGTCAATCTCGCCCTGGACCTCGTCGTCCAGCTTGTCGTGACTGATGCGCAAAAATTTTTTTACTTGTTCGAGCATGTTGGCCTCCCTCCTATGGGTTAGGCGGGGCCGTTAAGCCCCGCCGCCTCCGGTTGAGTTAATCGGGCGTTTAGGCCTCGGACACCAGCGCGAACGCCTTGTCGTCGGTCAGGGTGCCCTCCTGGCAAGTGTAGCCAGAGTAGACCATGGTGTGGTTGTCCAGATCCTTGCCGGATTCGATGACCACAGGAGCCACCACGTTCTGCAGGTACTTCTTGGGGTCGCCGATCAGCAGCTCGTCGTCGCCGACAGCGTCCTCGAACTTGATAGTAGCACCCAGCAGTGCGCCTGCTGCGCCCTCGGTGATGGAGTTCTGGAAGATGGGGCGCTTGTTGCTGTCCACCATGCCGACCAGCTTGTTGTAGACGCCCTTGCGAGTGCCATATACAACGACAGCACCGACGCGCTTCAGCTCGCCGAAGCCTGCGCAGATGTTAGCATAAGATACGCCGGAAGCGATCTTGTTGGCTACAGCCATGCCTTCCTTGATCTTGGCAACGATGCCAGCCGCGAGCTTAGCGCCCAGGCGCTCAGCGATCTGGCTGATGATGTAGGTCTCGAAGGCGGGGATGGCCATTGCTGCCATCTTGTAGGACATCTTGACGTTGGCGGTGTAGTCGTCACCGGACAGGTCAACGCTGTCGAAGGTTACCTGCAGCTCGTTAGCGGCAGCGCCTTCCGCGGTCGCGCCTGCGTCGGCCACGATAGCCTTGGCCACGGGGATGGTGATCGCGGAGCCGGAGTCCATGCGGTAAACGTCAGCCACGATGGGGTGAGCCTCGCCGATCAGGTCGATGATGCGGTTCTGCATCACAGTAGGCAGGGGCTTTGCGGTGTTGGTAGTCAGGAAAGTGAAGGCGCGCTTTTCAACGTCGTTCATTTCCTCGCCGCGCAGGTGCTTCAAGAACGCGCTGCGGTACTCCTCAGACTCGAGAGTGAAAGTTCTGTTTTCCATGTTGTTGTCCTCCTGTTCAGGTTCAATAATTTGGCCGGTTACGTTGCCGGCGGCGATGTTGGCGCGGAGCTGCTGACGGGTCTGGATCTCTGCCATGATCGTCTGGCGCTCTGCCTGAAGGTTTGCGGCCTCGGTTTCCAGCGCAGTGAGCGCTTCACCGGAGGCACTGTCGCACTCGGCCGCGATAGCTGCGAGGCGGGTGTTGATTTCATCAATTCTCATTTTTGATGACCTCCTGAATATTTATTTTGAGGCGCAGGCGTCTGCGTCTCTCGTCAAGCTCTGCATCACTCCGTGCTGCCAGGTCGATCACTCCGTCGGCCCAGCTGCGAGCATTGATTTCTGTGTTTTGGTTTGCGGGGATGGACACGCCGGACACGTCAAAGATTTTCTTGACGGTCTTGTGGACGATGGTCCTGTTCTCCCTGTCGAAGTAGTAGTCGCCGAGGATAAAGCCCCAGCTCATTTTGGTGATCATGCCGGCGCCGATCTCCTCGAAGTGCGCACGCGCGGCAGCGGTTCTGCCAAGGTCACCGGCCACGAACAGGCCGACGTCGTCAGCCTCCACGATGAGGGAGCCGTTGCCGGTTCTCGCCATCACGGTGCCCTGGTGGTTCAGCTGGAAGATGATGTCGCTCATGTCGCAGTTGTCGAAGCATCCGCGCTCGAAGCGTTCATAGATGGGGCCGTCGTAGTCCTCGTAGAGAACGTAGGGCTCATATTTTGCGGCGTACCCTTCGATATAGTACGCGCTGTCGATTCTCTTGGCGCTCTCGGTGGGCGCGAACATTTGAAGGGCGCGGAGCTGCCGCTCATCCTTCAGCTTGATCTTGGTCTCCGGTGTCATCGGTTCCGTCCTCCTTTTCCGGTTCTGTTTTGGTTGCGTTGATCTGTGCCTGCGCGGACTGGAGCTCTGCCTGGAGCTGCGCCACCTGGTCCAGCTGGCTGATCTCGGTGTATTCCTTGCGGATGTAGCGCTTGTCGCCGTTCTCGACGTGCGGCAGGTTCCAGATGTCCAGCACCATGTTCAGCGAAAAGATGCCGCGGTCGAACATCTGGCTGCTGGTCTGCAGCTTCTCGTTGTTGGTCGCGTATTGCAGGCGGTTGGCGCTCCAGCTCACCGCGTTGCCGCGCTTGCGCTCTGCGTCGGTGTAGGTCATGAGCGTCATGGCCTGGGACAGCTGCACCGCGAAGGGTTCGATCTTGCCCTCGTAGTAGGCCGACCAGTCGTCGCCGGTTGCTTCGTTTTTCAGCACCTTGTCGTTGGATCCGAAGTAGATGAACACGCGGTCCTGCGTGATTTTCAGCTGCTCAGGGTCGACCACCTTGGCCACGCTCTGGATCTGCTGCACGTTCGAGTAGGTGTTCGGGAACAGTGCCAGGCCTCCAGCATCCGCGCCGAGGTTCTCCTCGGTCCACTTCTTGCGCTCCTTGACCAGGTCCTTGTCCTTGGTGAAGTTGGACACGGTAGCCATGAAGCGGAAGCTGGCGCTGTTTTTGATGCCTTCCTTGATGCCCTGGTCCTGCATGTGCAGCAGCTGCATGGTCGGGTTGAGCGCCGCGTTGGTCTCGCCCTTGATGTCGTTGTTGTACAGGTACTTGCTGACCACGCCGCAGCGGCTGAACTCGATGGCCGCCTTCTCTCCGTTCTTGAAGGTGTAGCGCAGCCAGGGCTCACCGTTCACCTCCAGGATCTCGGTCTGCTGAGGGTTCACGGGATAGTAGCCGACGGTCCGGTCGAGCTCGTCCAGGATGGGCACGATGAAGCAGGTGTTCTGCGCCTCGTAGATGGTGGCCACCTTGTAGACGAACTGGGCCGTGGTCATGAACGGGTTGGGCCGGCCGTTCAGCAGGTGGGTCAAGCCTTTCCTGTCGGGGCCGCTAATTGTAGGGTTGAGCTTGCTCGCGTGGTTCGCGAACGTGTGGATGCAGGCGCGCGTGAGCTCCATCTCATAGACGCCCCCGTCATAGCTGCTAAATATAGGCGTGTAGCCGTCCAGCATTTTGAAATATTGGCGCACCTCGGTCTGCCTTTTCCAGCGACCGAACAGCTTCTCAAATGCTCCCATTTTGTCCTCCTTTAGATCGCATTTTTTAGTTGCTCCCCGATCTGGTCGTACCACTTCTGGCGCACGGTCAGCGCGTCCAGAACAGCCACGAAGCCGTCGATGTGGCAGCGGGGATCTATTTTCACGGGTCGGATCTTTCTCGTCTCCACGTTTTGCTTCATGCCCACGTTCAGGAAGTGAGCCTTCAGCACGTTGTTGCTGCCCAGCAGCAGGGTCTCGTCGCGCAGCAGGCCGTCGCACTCGTGGATGACCGGCGTCAGGTTCTCGCCCTGGTGCACGTCGTCCATGTGGAAGCCGTCCTGGCTCATCTGCTGGACGAGATATTGAGATGACCAGCGGTCATACCCGACCTTTAGCGGCAGGATCTCATAGTCGTCGACGAGCATCCTGAACCACGCATAGCAGTCCTCGAAGAGGACATAGTTCTCGCCGCTCGGTTTGATGAGGCCCTGGCTCACGTAGAGCTGATAGGGGACGCCCTCGCGCTGCTGCAGCTCCTCGATCTTGTTCGCGGGCATGAAGAACTGTGCGAAGGTGTAGAGCTTGCCGTCCTTCTCGATCACCACGCAGCAGGCCGTCAAGTCGGTCGTCTGCGAGAGGTCGATGCCTCCGACGCAGTAGTTGCTCCGGAAGTCCTCCAAGCTGTAGGTCTCCTGGGTGACCGCGTCCACCACGTCGAACGGGAGCCACGCCTGCGTGCTGTTCTGTTTGATGTTGCAATACTTGCAGAGGAACTCGGCGCGCTTGCTCAGGCTGTTGCGCGCGATGGCGATCTCCTCCAGGAAGAAGTCCTCCGAGA